CCGCCAGCATCCAAAAAGATGACGTATCCTTGTATCAGGTATAGTAGATCGAGAATCGACACTAGACATGCAGATAACAAGGTTTATCTCGGGAGACAAAGATATGAAATAGTAGCTATTTATTATGACGTCGATAGCGATTTGGCTGATCGCATTTTGTACAATGAGGAAGACTTAACGTTTACTCATGACAGGCATTATGTAGCAGATGGATTGCATCACGACGTCTTCACAACAACATTTTAGGAGGAAAAACAAATGGCTAAATTAGTTTGGGATCAGACTTCAGAGCATCTCTATGAAACTGGTAACGACCATGCCGTCGTATACCCGTACAATGCACAGTCCAAGGCTTACAACAGCGGTGTAGCTTGGAATGGTATCACCGGTATCACGGAATCTCCGTCTGGAGCAGACGAGACCGCTCTGTATGCGGATAACATCAAGTACCTGTCTCTGCGTGCAGCAGAAGAGTTCGGTATGACCGTTACCGCTTACACCTATCCTGATGAATTTGCAAAACTGGACGGCTCTGCATTTGCAGAAGATCTGCCGGGCGTACGTATCTACCAGCAGGCTCGTAAGACCTTTGGTATGAGCTACCGTACGATCATCGGTAATGATACGGAATCCAATGACTATGGCTACAAGCTGCACCTGGTATACGGTCTGACCGCTTCTCCGTCTGAGAGAGGATACAGCACCGTTAATGACAGCCCGGAAGCTATCGAGTTCAGCTGGGAAATGACCGGTGTTCCGGTTGCTATCACTGGCTACAAGAACAGCTGCTTGATCACGATCGATTCCACAGCATTCTCCACCCCGGAGAAGAAGGCAAAGCTGACCGCACTGGAAAACGTTCTGTATGGTACTGACGGCGAGACCACATACTCTGCAGCTACTCCGGTAGGCACCGAGAATCCGTCTGAAGAAGGCTGGTATGAGAGATCTGGTTCTGCTGAACCGTATACCTACACTCTGACCACGGACACAACTGTGGATTCTCAGAAGACGTACTACGTAAAGAGCGAAGGAGCTGGCACTGCAGCTCGTCTGCCGCTGCCGGACGAAGTATTCAGCATTCTGAAGGGTATCGGTGGCTGATCGTAAGATCGGGAAACATCAAAATGGCAGTGGGGTGGGTCAAGTGGCTCACCCCTTTTTTACAAAAACAAAGGAGGATAAATGCCATGTTAACGAAAGCAATTACCTATGTAGATTACAACGGTGAAAAGAAAACAAAGAACTTCTACTTCCATCTGACCAGAACTGAGATCGCTAAGATGCATCTGTATGAAGATGGCGGTCTGCAGAACAAGATCAAGAAGATGGTGGAGTCTGGCAGCAACAAGGAGATCTTCAAGTATTTTGAGGATTTTGTGCTGTCTTGCTACGGTGAGAAATCTGCAGATGGTGAAGAGTTCATCAAGAATGACGAAGTTCGTGAGAAATTCAGAAACCATCCGGCATATGACGTTCTGTTTATGGAGTTCATTGAGGGCGGTGACAAAGCCATGAGTGACTTCATCAATGGAGTAATTCCGAAAGATATGGCAGAAGCAGTGAAGAAAAACGCTGATCCGGAAGCTTTGAACAAGCTGGTAGGCTTTGAAGTTATCCCTGGCAAAAACCAGGATAGCGATACAACTAAATAACACGACTTGTGTGGAATTGGGAGGGTAAGAGAATGCCACTGACAATTAATGTACCTACGAGAGAGTTCCTCGATGAGGAAACTAATCGCATCATCACCGTCAAAGAGACGAAACTTGTTATGGAGCATTCTCTCCTCTCGGTTTCTAAATGGGAAGCAAAGTTCAAAAAGCCTTTCTTAGTTGAGAAGGCTTTGGATAGTACAGAAAAAATTCTGTATTATTTTGAGTGTATGACAATCACTCCTCAGAATCCTGATCCACGTGTCTATCTGTGTTTATCTCAGGAAGATATTAATAAAATTATGGATTATGTTAATGATCCTATGACCGCTACATGGTTTAATGATAAAGACCCTAGAAATGTTAAAAAGGGTCCCAAACCTAAAAAGGAAATTTTGACGTCTGAAGTTATCTATTGGGAAATGATACAGCTGCAGATTCCTATAGAGTTTCAGAAATGGCATTTGAATAGATTAACAACGTTGATTCGGGTTTGCAACGCTAAAAACAATCCTGAAAAGATGAGTAAGAAAGATGTTCTTGCTCAGAATGCAGCATTGAATAAAGCAAGACGTGCTAAGATGCACAGCAAAGGATAAAACATCAAAATGGCAGTAGAGGAGGGCTATTATGTCTCAGGAGATTGACAAACGAGTCGTCGAGATGCAATTCGACAACAAACAATTCGAAAAGAATGTACAAACGTCTCTTGGAACCATCGAAAAGCTTAAAATAGCTCTGGATTTTGATGGATCAAAGGGGCTTGATGATCTTTCCAAAGCAGCAAATAACTTGGATTTGTCTAATGTCAGTAAGCAGATCGAACAAGTTCAGGCCAAATTCTCAGCTTTACAAGTTGTTGGATATACAATGGTACAAGAGATAACCAAGCATTTTATATCTCTTGGTAAGAATATTTGGGGCGCTACATTTGGACAGATCAAAAGTGGCGGTATGTCTCGTGCTTTGAAAATCGAACAGGCCGAGTTTAAGATGCGGGCTTTAGCCAGAAATATGTTCGATGTCAGTCTTGGTATGGACGAGATTGATAAAAAAGTTAATGGTCTTATGGCTAACATGAGTACTGCAATTGATAATGCAGTAACCGGTACGGCATATGGATACGACGCAGCGGCTGATGTAGCTTCTCAGTTAATGGCATCTGGTATTAGAGATGCCGACAAGATGGAAAATTACTTGAAGGGTGTCGCGGGTGCTGCGGCAATGACCGGAAACTCCTTCGAGCAATTAGGACATGTATTTACAACTGTGGCTTCTAATGGTAAGTTAATGACAATGCAATTAAGACAGTTTAGTACTTACGGAATGAACTTGTCTGCTTCATTAGCTAAAGTTATGAATAAATCAGAAGCCCAAATAAATGCAATGGTTGCAGACGGGCAGATCTCATTTGAACAATTTGCTGATGCTTTGTCTGAATTGTATGGCGGAGCAGCTCAGGAAGCAGATAATACATTTGCCGGTGTAACAACTAACATTAAAGCTCAATTATCAAGATTGGGCCAGAGATTTGCAGTACCTTTTATTCAAAATGCTATACCTTTTTTGCAAAAGGTTAAAGCAGGAATAAAGGAAATAAGTAAAGCTATAGCTCCTATGGCTGAAAGATTTGATCTGGCTTTTGGATACCTCACAAAATGGGGCACTGGAATACTTGAAAGACTTGGCTATCACAAGATCGAAGTGGCTTTTAGAGCGATCGAGAACGTTATATATGGAGTAGTGTTAGTATTGCATTCCTTGTATAACGCTTTTAAAAGAGTATTTCCTAAATCGCTCACAAGTGAATTATACGACTTATCAAAAATATTTTTGGAATTTTCTCAGAACATATTACCGACTACTCATGCTTTGGAAGGTCTTGAAAACGTATTTTCAGTTTTGTTATTCCCGTTAAAACTGGCTATTAATTCCATAAAGAATTTAGTAAAGTATGGTGCTCCATTACTTGGATTATTAGCTCGTTTCGTTAATGTTATATTTGAACTGTTCTCATATATGTCTCCTTTATTGGACGCTGTATATGGATTTTTGAACAAGACTGGTTTTATAGAAAAAGTAGCTATTGGGTTTGCCAACATTATAACCTTGATAGCTGTATTATTAAAAAGCTTAACAACCACAATAATGCTGGTAGTATATCAGATAAGTCAATTTTCAGCTTTGGAAGATGTTATAAACATGTTCAAAAGTTTTGGAAGTATTTTACTTACTGTTGGAAAATATTTGTTAATGGCATTGGGAGCTCCTTTTGCATTGATCCTAGGGGTTCTTTATAAGATAGGATCTGCTTTGCCTGATATTTTAAATCTTGTATCCAAAGGTTTAGATTCGGTAAAGAACAAGATAGGTCCTTTTATAGAGGCAATTGTATACGCGTTTAAAAATAAAGATATTTCTAAAATACAGGAATCTTTTTCCGGTTTTCTTAAAGATTTTGAGATCGAATGGAGAATGTTCGATAGAAAATACAAGATAACCAAAAGATTGGATGAATTTAAGAATAAATTGCTCGAGATCGGTGGCGTATTTAAAAAGATAACAGATGTAATCAAAGAACGATTATCTACATTAACAGCATCCAAATTGATATTTGGATCTTTTGGTGTAGCTGCTGTTTTCTTGGTTCTTGCGTTGATACGTTTGAGCGACGCATTTACACGTTTCATATTAACAGTAAGACAGGTTCCGTTTTTATTTACGCGAATAAACCAGACATTGAAATCTTTCAATAAGTATATTGCTCCTTCAATGCTTATTACATCTTTTGCCATTGCGATCGGCGTTCTGGCTTTATCTCTTGATAAAATAGCTAGTATACCGGCCGAAGATCTTGATAGAGCATCTAAGGTAATAACGAAATTTGGTGCGGCGTTGATGGTATTTGCTTTCGTAATGACAAATGCATCATCAATAGTAGTAGATGCCAATAAAGTTTCTAAAACGTTGAACCCTGGTGGAACTATACTCGCTATGGCTGTGTCAATGATATTATTGGCAAAAGCTTTAAAAATAATGAGTGATGTTGTCAAAGAAGTTGATAACATTGATGACGTTTTTATAGATTTATTTGGTTTGATGGGTGGTTTAGCTTTAGTTCTTACATATATGGCTAAATTTACACCTGCTCTGTCAGTATCTGCATTAGCATTTACTTCATTTGCTGCGGCTGTTTATATTTTGACAAGAGCTCTTATAGCTATTGCAAAATTAAAAACTGAGATATCGGAAGATGATATCGGTTTGATCCTCACTTTAATGGTAGGACTTGGTCTGGCAGTATCAGTTGCTGGAAAAGCTGTGGCCGGATCTGCCCTTGCAATATTTGCATTTAGCACGAGTTTGTTAACAGTTTTAATAGCTATAATGATGTTCTCAGCAATTCCGTTTGATGTGATCAAAAATGGAATTGAAAAAGCTAGAGAAATATTTGAAATGTTCATTCCTCTTATTTTAGCACTAGGCATAGCCAACAAATTGTCGAGCGGACCGAATGCTGTTAATATGACTGGGGGAATCGGTAAATTTGTATTATCATTGTCTGTATTTTTATTAGGTCTTGGGTTGTTCTTTAAGTTGACAGAACACATTGATCCTCATCAAATGGCAAACGCTACTGGATATTTAATATCCATATTATTAATGGTTACAATAATGGTTGGTGTCCTTATGGCAATCCATAAACATGCTGAAATGGCATACCGACAGGTATTAGACGCTACAAAAGGTGTAACATTAATAACCAAGGGAATGGGCGATTTGGCGGTATTGCTGTTGGCAATGGCTGGTACCACTTTGATATTAGCAGCAGTAGCTAGAGTACTCGAGGATGTATATAATCCTTGGAGCATTGTCGAAGCAATAGCATTGTTTGCAGTAGTCGCCGTAGCAGCTGTAGCTTTATGCTCTCAGGTCGCTAAGATGAAAGACGTTAGTGTTAAGCCTATGCTTGGTATGATTGCTACCATAATAGCATTAATGGGTGGTTTAGCGTTGCTGACATTTGCAGCTAAAGACGATCCAGTTGCTGTTATGGCCGCTGCTGGTGCGATATTTGTTGTATTAGCCGGTTTGGCTTTAGTAATGAGAGGCATGAAAGGATTCCAAAGAGAGTCCAGACAGGTAAACACCAATGTTTCTTCAGCTTTGGACGAGATTCTTCCTTTGATGGCTTTACTTGGTTTAGTGGCATTTATGATGATTCACGTAACTGAGATACTTGGATATGCAGATGATATTATGGCATTTGACGCTACTATGGGACTTATCATGGTTGGTATGATCGGTATATCCATCGCTGCAGCAACCGTTATTAAAATATTGAATAGCATAAAAGTAGATCAATGCATATCAGGTCAAGAAGGTAGATTATGGTCTATATTTGGAATGTTCGCATCTGTAATTGCTTTGATGGGAGCCATCGCTGGTTCTATGGTATTACTTTCAAAAATACCAACTGATAAACTTAAAAATGTTGGTATCACTATGGGAATCATCGCAGTTTCTGTTTTGGCTATTCTTTCGATATTTCCATTTTTGTTAAAATTATGGAAAGACATCAACGGAATTACCTTTATGGAAATCGGCGGTGGTATTGCGTTGTTTTCCTTAACACTTATAGAGATTGCTGGCGCTCTCGCCATTATGAGCAATTTGGTCAATCCTAATACATTATTAGCTAATGTTGGTGCTATTGCTGCGTTGCTTTTGGAAGTTGGCGTCATCATAGGAATATTAGCAGCGATCAATAAAGATAGTAATGGTACTGACATAACGAGAGTCGGCTATGCAATGCTTGCTGCTTCTGGCGGTATACTTGCTATTGCAGCTGCTTTCTCTATGATGTCGGCAGTTGGTTTAACACCGGATGCTGTAAGTAAATATGCAGTAGCCGTTGCTATTCTTACTGGTGTATTATTTGCTGGATTGGCAGTAATTACCCTGATTGCAAATAGGTCTCTGTTGGCTGTACCGACTTTACAGGCACTGGCTATGGTTATAGGATCGTTAGGTGTTACTGCTTTGGGTATTGGTGTAGCTTTAGTGGCTGCTTCAGAAGCTTTTAAAACATTTTCTAATGCTACCGAGAGTGAAGTTAATAATGTGGTAGATTGTTTACTGGTGTTCGTGGGTAGAGTACCCGATATTATAACCGGGATTGCTTTAGCTATAATAAATTCTGCCCCTGCTATTGGTTTAGCGATCGGTGCATTGGTTTCATTTATGATATCTGGCATTGCGGTCGCTGTTGCAACAAGCGCTTCGACATTATTAACCAGTTTAACATCTATACTTAAGGTGGTTGCCGATTGGGCGAAAGCTGAAGAAACTGTTATGGTCATTCACGATGCATCTTATGCACTTGCCGTAGCTTTTATAGACGGTTTCATACAGGGTACATTTGATGGTATAAATGACTCTAAAGTTATACAGGATGCTGCCAATAAAATATTTGAGACTTTCGATCTCGCAAAACCTTTCCAGGATTACAAAGCTGAAGAATTTGCAATAGGATATGCAGAGACTCTGCAAAGGGCTATGTATAAAGTTCAGCATGGTGAAGCTACATGGGAAGAATATGGTGAGTATATTGTAGCAGGTTTGAATAACGGTATAGAAAAAGGTTATTGGACCTACGAACAAGCAATGCAAGAACTGGCTAGAAGAGGTCTTGACGGTTATGCTGAGGAAATGCTCATCCGTTCACCTTCACGTAAAATGGAAGGTCTTGGTAATTATACTATTTTAGGTTTGTTGGAAGCCGTTAAGAATGGTGAGATGACTTTCGAAGAAGCTATGGCGATGATGGCTGAAGGTGCTGTCGATAGCTTCTCAAGTATTTTCACAGATGGAAATCTTCTTAAAAACGCTGGTATATTAAATGGTAATTTTAGAACAATTGATGATATTCGAAGATCAGGAGCAGCTTGGCATTATGACGATGCTACAGGTGATTATATTGAGACTTGGCGTGAAGCCGGATATGAAAGTCTCGATGCATATGTGGAGGCTCATAAAGACCTTGCTAATTCTGAAGGTTTTGATCTTTTAAGCCAATTACTTGGCGGATTCAGTATTGATGAAATAACCAAAGATTTCGATATGACAGGAATGACCGACCAGATAAATGATCTTGGAGAAGAGTCAGAAGAGGCTTCTAAGCGAATAGATAAACTAAGAGATTCTATAATGGGAGCTCTTGATATTTTCACAGAGTTCAAACGAGAAACATCTATGACGTCCAAAGATGTATTTAAGACATATCTCGGTCAGATTGAGGGTGTTGCTGAATGGACTGATATGATTACTGAACTTGGTAATAGAGGTCTTAGAGCTGGAATATTGTCGGAATTAGAGGAAGAAGGTCCTAAATCTTACGAAAAAGTTCATGCTATTTATTCAATGACTAACACTGAGATAGCTATGTTAAATGCATTGTATAGCGATGCATATGATTTATCGCTTAATTCAGTCGATTTACTTGAAAAGTCAGTAGCTAATGTAAATGCTTTAAATCTTGATGATTTTACAGAAAACACAAGAAAGGCTATAGTATCTCTTGATAATTTTGATGACGAAGTTAAAGCTACTTTAACGGAATTACAATCGTTGGAACAGGGTGGTAATGTTAACCTGCTTATGAGACCGGCTATAGACACAGAAGAGCTCAATAAACTCGGATGGGATGCTGGTGAAGGTTTCGCTACCATGTTCACATCTACATTTTCTGGCGGAAATGATGATATAGCTATGAACTTCACCCCGATAATTGTCGATCCTAAAACAGGCAAATATTTGGGTGTTATGAGTCCTGACGAATTTGATAATTATTGTTATGATGTTATAGACGGCGTTAGAAAAGATACACTTAATCTTAAAGTAGGTGCAACTTTTACTGGCGCTGATGCTGTAGAAAAAGCTGGTGAAGCGGCGTGGAGAATTCATGAACTTCATGAAGCCCTTGGCGAAGATTGGGGTAAAGATGGTTTTGCCAATTTTGAAATTGTCGAAACTGGTGAGACAATAATGTCTGATTTTGAAGAGGGCATTAATAATGGTGCTCCATCTGTATTAGATACTTTACGTAATTTCGGGAAATCTGCTGTTCAAGCTTTGCGAGATCAATTGAAATTTGAAGAAGCTTTGGAAGCCGTTAAGACTTTTAGAGACGAACTTAGTAAATCTATATCTGGTTCTATGAGTATTTTCGACGAGTTAGAAGAGGAAGAAGAGATATCTGCTCATAAGATGCTTCATAACATGACTCAGCAGGTCAAGAAAGTCGGACGTTGGGCAACCAATTTGTCTGTTTTGGCTTCTAGAGGAATGTCTGAAGGGCTTCTTAACCAGTTAAAGGATCTTGGACCGGCTGGTGCAGCAAAGGTTGAAGCATTTGTAAAAATGTCAGCATCACAGTTGCAGAGAGCAAATAGCGTATTTGAATCTTCTAGTAAAGTTGGAAACTATGCTGCAGATAAGTTGGTTTCCTCTTATGCTCGTGCAGGCTATCAGACATCTCTTGGGTTTTCTGAGGGTATTGATGCTGAAGCGGCAGAACGAGCTATGTATGAGTTGGGTGAGAAATCCCTTACTTCTTTACAGGAAGCTCTTGATATTCATTCACCTTCACGTAAGACTTATGATCTCGGTGTAAATACCATTCTGGGTTATAGCGAAGGTATCAAAGATCAAGCAGCTACTGATGAATTGATGGCTACAATTGCAGATTTTGGTCTTAAGATTGGCGAAGCTTACAAAGAAGCTACCACTGATAAGTATCTTGACGACAAGATCTACTTGGATCAGGGAGCATATGAGCCGGTTATCAGACCGCTTGTTGATATGTCAGGTGTAGAAGCTGGCATTAATTCGTTCTTTGCTAACAGACAGTTCAGCTTGTCCGGTACTATTGGCAATGCTATGGCTGCTCAGAACAAAGGACCGTCTGTAGACGCTATTATGATCACAACCGCTGTTAAAGAACTTGGAAGCCGTGTAGATAGACTTAACAACTCTGTCAATGAGCTTCGTCAAGGTCAGGCTGAGACTAGAAATGCCATCAGAGGAATTGATATTCGTCTGGACACGGGCGCATTAGTCGGAGGCATTGTCAATCAGATGGATTCAGCACTTGGATCCAAAGCAGTAAGAGTTAAAAGGAGGAAAGGCTAATGGGCGATTTCAACTATGATGGCGAACATTCGCTGATAATTTCAGGTAAGAATACTTGGGAGACTTGGCATATGGCGCCTAAGACTCGTCCGTATGTAGCCGCTCCTCCCGTCAAGGAAGAGTATGTAGATGTTCCAGGAGCAGATGGGGGCCTCGATTACACTGAGGTCCTCACTGGGGCTCCCAGGTACGGACGCAGAACAGGATCGTGGGATTTTATCATCGAAAACGGATGGACGGATCCCTTTACACTACAGTCAGAGCTTCTGACGTATTTACACGGTAAGAAGCACCAAATTATATTTACAGATGATCCTGAGTACTATTACACAGGTCGTCTTACACTGGACATCAAGCTTAATCCTAAGGATTACAACACAGTCCAGATCAAATACAATCTCGAACCGTATAAATACCCGGTACATTCAACTGCTACACAGGAATGGAAGTGGAAAGATTTGTTCGGGAACACTATTTATTATGGTCCGTTTACCGTTAAGAAGACCAAACGTCGTACGATCATCTGTGACACTGCACAGAACATTAACATTAATGTATCGAACCCGATGCAGGTTGAATTTGGCGGCACGACTATCGCTCTTACAACTGGCGATAACACAGTTCCTCTTGGGGCTGGAAGCACTGTTATGGACTTCATTGGCAGTGGCAGAGTTGTTATGGATTACAGTGTTGGTAAAACATTATAAGGAGGATCGAAATGGTATACAGAGTACTTGCAGACGGGATAGATATTTTCGGATCTGACACTGAGTCCTCGTTGTTATCACCATCACTGGAGACGGAGTTGAATTCGGCTGGGAGTTTGGAGTTTACGCTCCCGCCGGATCACCCTTCTTACGATGATATTTCTCTGATGCAAACGGAGATGGAAGTATATGAGGATGATGATCTGATATTTTTCGGTAGACCTGCCGAAGTTGGTATAGATTGGAATAAACAAAAGAAAGTAGTATGTGAAGGGGCACTTGCGTATCTCAATGACGCAGCTATCAGACCCCATAAGTTTGAAGGTGCACTGATATCTGATGTGTTTAAATACATCATTGCACAGTATAATGCTCAAGTAGCACAAAACAAGCAGTTTATTGTAGGTAATATCACGATCGTTGATCGCTATGTATATACGGAATTTGACTATGATATTTGTCTGTCAGTTCTTATCTCAACTTGTATCGACTCCACAGGCGGATATTTGTTCTTAAGAAAAGAAGAAGCTGGTATCTACATCGACTGGCTTGCCGAGGTTCCTGATGCTTCAGATCAGCCTGTACAGTTTGCTTCTAATATGCTTGATCTCAATCAGGACACGAGAGCAGAAGATATTTGTACGGTGGTATTACCGGTTGGAGGACAGGTAGATGGCGCTAATATTACTATTGCTCCAGTTAATCAAGGGAGTGATATTTTGGAGGATAGTGATGCAATTGCAAAGTATGGAAGAATCCTTAAGATTCAACAGTGGAATGACATCGTTGATCCTCAGGCTCTCAAAGACAAAGCAACAGAATGGCTTGCAAAACAACAGGAAGATGATATTACTATTGAAACAGATGCGGCGGAATTACATTATCTTGATGGTTCTGTCGGTGCTTATCGAATTGGACAATTGGTTAATGTTATATCTGGACCGCATGGAGTAGACAAAGAGTATCCGATTCTCAAGATGAGTATGAATCTTGATAGTGGTACGAAGAAGATCACTCTTGGTACACCGCCTAGAAAGGAACTTACCGAGCTTTCTGGTATTACTAACAGTACTGGTGGAGGTAGCTCTTCCGGTGGTGGAGGAGGTAGTTCTGATGCTGTTATAGATGTTATTGTGAATGGATCTAGCGTTGTATCTAACCATATAGCTAGAATATCTGCGGTGACTCCTCAGCAGTTAAATGACGGACTTGCTACAAAAGCCAACCAATCAGATTTGAATGCTCTTAGTACAGCTGTAGCGGGAAAGGCTAGTCAGGCTGATCTTAACGCTCTTAGTACAGCTGTAGCAGCTAAGCAGGATCAGTTAACCCCTGGTACGGGTATCAGCATTGATGCAAATAACGTAATTAGTGCTACAGGCGGCGGAGGCACAGAAGTTGAGGCAAACCCGTCTGAGCCGGCTACGGACGATCTTAACACAATTAAGATTGGTGATACGGTGTATAATATTCCTAGCAGTGGCGGAATGGTGATGATGTCCGACTACTACTCTGAAGAAGAGCAGGTGGTTGGTAGATGGACTGATGGTAAACCATTGTATCAGAAGACTTATAGAAATATTAGCATAACGAATAATGCTGACAACGTTGTTGATTCTAATTTCGGTACAGATAAAAATATTTGTACTCATGATATTGAATTTAGAGGCATTTCTGGTAATTATAGAAGCGATTACAACAATAGTACTAGTGATACTTTATATTCCAATAATAATGGACAATTAATTTATTATTTTTATAAAACTGGAAACTGGTCACAATTGTTTGATACATTGGATGTAACAGTTCAATACACCAAAACCACAGATGCACCTGGCACAGGACCTACTAAAGGTAATCTGATCTATCTTCCTGCTTTATATTCTGAGGAAGAGCGTGAGGTAGGTGTATGGACTGACGGTAAGCCGTTGTATCAGAAGACTTGGGATTTAGGTGCGGAAACTTTGCTAAATGGAGCTACATATATAAGTACAATCGATATTTCCGGTATGGAAAAAATATTACCTGGTAAAGCGATTGGAGAACAATATGTTCAATCATCACCAATAATGGCATATAATGACAATAATAAATTGTATGTTGTTCCTAATGCTGGAATTTATGTACGTTATATCACACTCCAATACACCAAAACCACTGACCAACCTGGCTCTGGTACTTGGACACCAGAAGGACAGTTAGCTCATCATTACTCTACGTCTGAGAAGATCGTAGGGACGTGGATAGATGGTAGTACAGTGTATGAGAGGACTCAAAATGGTGGTATATCTATATCTACAAATGATACTTGGTATGATACTATTTTTACTGGTGTTAATAAAGTTATATCTTTTAACTGCTCTCTTTTGAGAGATGGAGAAGAGATAGGTAGTACATTTAACAACGGACATATAGATTATATTGTTCGTAACAATATTGTTAAGATAAAAGGATATAATTTTTCAATCGCAGATAGCTTCGTATTAGATAAATTGACTATCCAATACACCAAAACATGAAAGGAGGACTAGAGATGGTACGAATGGTTGATATTTCTGAACCGATAAAACAACTTGAAGCAGCTTCCACCGGGGAGGACCTTAGACAGGCCCTCCTCTATGCTTTAGAGGTTGTAGAAGCAATACACAATAGAAAATTCAATGGAGGAGATCAAAATGGCTGATATTTCAGGTTACCTAAATAACATTAGGTCAGCTGAGTCAGGTGAGACTGTCAGAGACTCTATTATTCAGTGTCTAAATAAAATAAACAACGACAATCCAAACAAGACTAAGCCACTTAATGTGACTGCGAACGGCACATATACATCCGAGACTGGATATTCTTATAATCCTGTTACTGTAAATGTGCCCGCTGGCGGAGCATCAAATTACACCTTCGAAGAGCTTGAAGTTACTGAGAATGGTGAATACGAGCCGGAAGAAGACAACACGATGTATAAAAAAGTAACTGTCAATGTGCCTCAGCTTGCGAATGATCTGGCTCCGGATGGGTACACAATTACTCAGAATGGTGAGTATGATCCTTTGCTTGACGGATATGACGGATACGGTAAGATCATTGTGAATGTCAACGAGGCTACAGGCGATGGTCCGTTTACTGTACAGTTCTATGATATTAGTGGAACACTTATCGCTACACAATCTGTTAATAAGTATGGTAAAGCCAGCTGTACTCTTTTGGACGGAACAGTGATAAATGGCCAGTATTTTACAGGCTGGAACCCCAACCCGTCAAATGTGACAAGAGATCTTAAGTGCTATCCTATCTATGGTGATCCGGTTATTGATCCTAACGAGATCCCAGATAGTTGGGAAGTTATTTGCCAGGATGGTGGAGCACATTATCCTCTTGGGGCTTACAAAGCACTTGTTGTGAATGTTCCAGCTAGAGCAGCTTCTGGTAATGAATATTGCTGGGATACAACGAATGACGGAAAGCAGTATACGATCGGAGGACCTAGTCATGGCACTATGCAAATAGCAATGCATATGGTAAAAGTAGCGGAAGGCGAAGATGGTTCTAGATCCACATGGCTAAGTACTGGTGTAATACCTGTGCATCCTGTGTGGACTGACGGTCAGTTTGGTAATTATGGAGCAATGGCTGGGGCATACCTTGCTGGTGCGGTACATGCGGAGGGTTCTGGTGCTAACTATACTGAAGTACAGGCTGACTGGGGAAATAGTTTGTATAGGGAATACTTAAACGAGTTCCTTATTGAAAATATTCCTGAAGTGCTTGGAAGAAATATTAAGCAGGTAAGCAAACAATACGCTTCATATCCGAGATGTCCTGTTCATGCAAAAAATATTGGTACTGGTCAGGGCGATGCGAAGATATATAAAACATCTTTGGATAGGATTTGGATTCCTTCTGTAAAAGAGTTGCATTCATATTTTGCTTCCAAGAATGCCTGGGATACTTACTCTGGATCCGAGGAGCCAACCGGTATAGATTACAGTGCTATTTACATGCCGAGTTATCCCCAGAATCATTTGACCAGAACTTTGCATCTCGCTTACAATGGTGCTAACTGCATTAGTATGCAGGGTGGAGATACTGTTACTATGACCACAACAAGTTGTCCTGGTGCACCTATCGGCTTCTGCCTGTAAAAGTTAACCCCTACCTTTCTTTAACCCTCTGGGCTCTTTGGCGTCTTATTAGATGCTGGGGAGTTCGGAGAGGTTTTCATGTGTTATATTTTTCATGGGTTATTGTAGGAAAGGAGGTATTGGATATGTACTTAAAACTAGTATATTACAGACCTGAAGCCGGCATAACAGATGTCAGATATTTCGAAACTGCAGAAGAGCAGATCGATTGGATGAATCGTATGCGGGATTTGGGAGAAGACTTCAAAGTTATATCTGAAACCGTAGTAGAAAAGATTGGGGATTAAACATCCCCTTCTTTTTTCACTGTTTATTATGAGAAACATTTAATAATGTTATTCTTTATGGAAAGTGCAAAACCTGTGAGCGAAAAGTTAGGTTGGCTTGGGGCGGTGAAAGAGGATCGCCCATTATATTTTTTCACATCATATAATGACCGTTTAGTGGTCGCAACGAAAGGAGGTGTCCCATGATTGGGATTCTGAGAAGTAATGAGAATGAATTGAAGAAGGAGATTCAGCGTGTGCGTGATGTTATGCAAACGCAGACTCCTGGTACACCGGAGTATGGCATGACCGAGGCTCAGTACAATAATCTTCTTGATCGTGAGCAGAAGTTGAAAGAGAACAAGACTTCGCGATTGAAGATATTTGTATCTGCAGCAGGTGGTATCGGTGGCGTACTGTTGTACAGGAAGTTGATTGACACATCGGCTGACCCGTTCTTCAGAGATTTCGGTAAGCAGCTTCTCGGGTGCATTAAGCACGTCTGAGTAGTTGAGCAGGCATGGCTCGTGATATTCACGGGCTATGTTTTTAGTCTTGAACTTAGTGAGAGGCTATTTTCCTGTTCTTGGAAAATTCATTGTGTATAATGAGCGTTTAGTGCTCGCATACAATAGGAGGAAAATGTATATGGCAGGAATGACTTATAACGTGAATTTTCACTTTATTGGTATTTCGGAAGAGGATCTCGGCGAAAGTCGAAAGCAGAGAATCATTAACGAGTTTGTGTCACTGAGACACATCTTTATAGAGAGAGCTAATTCAATGTATGAACGTTGGAATGCAGCATACACCGATCCTGTATCAGGAGAGGACGATGAGGCATACAATAGTTATATCAGAGAAAAGCAGCAACCTCATATAGATGCAATAAACAAAGTGGCAAAAACGATGGGATTAGTTGTAAGATTGGATCATCTTCCAGAAGAAGGATGTGATCTTTGCGGAAACTTTAAAGTTAAGAACAAGAAGTCAGGAGAAACCATCAATTGCAGAGTGTTTCTTACACTCTCTCCAGCGTAAGTATGCAGGAATGGGAACTTCGGTTCCTATTCTTTTTCACACCATATATTGAGCGTTTAGTGCTCGTAACCATATAGGAGGTATGTATGACAAAAATTAAGGTTTATACGAAGCTGATTTTTGGTGTACTGGTGAGGTGCACAGCAATTGGTGTAGGTGTAGGCGTAGCTGTATTATACAGCGAACAGTTAATGCATCCTGAAGAATGGTTTTGAAAAGGAGGTAGAGACTATGAAGGACAGGCAACTTAAAAAATGGGCTTCATATGTATTGATAGTAATTGTAGCAGTAGCAATCGGAGGAGACTTCGGTTTACTTGCAGCAATAGCATTGATATATATGTTGCAGTAAAAGGGTTGCAGGGGTCTTCATGGCCTCTGCTTTTTCACGCCTCATAATGAGCGATAGTGCTCTCACAAAAAAGGAGGAACAGATATGTTCAAATTTTTCAAGAGCAACCCGCAGGAAAGCAGAACCCTGGAAGGGGTTTATGATCAGGTGCTTGAAAGCACAGAGAGATATATGACCAGAACAATTGGTCAGGCGTTATCAATGAGCATGCCTGGTTTTCCGGACGAATTGGATCCGGAGGCTATGGCAGTGATCAATGATGCGCTTGCCTATTGGAAAGAGTCGAAAGCGGCTCTGTTACGTCAGGCACAGATCATGGATGAAAGAGATGCTTACCTGCGTCACGAACTTGATGAACAAAGAAAGTTTCTTGATCAGCAGGCAACACTGCTGCGAGAGCAGAGCAGAACCTTGGAGGAAATCTCCAAGAAGCTGGATAAGACCAGCAAAACCAAAGCGGAGTAATCCGCAGGGGCTTCGGCCCCTAGGTTTTTAGCCATTATATTTTTCACTCCACATAATGAGCGTTTGGTGCTCGCAACCACAATGGAGGTGGCTTATGTTTGATTTTAATCTTGACAACACCCATGTATATCGTGATTGTGTCGCAGTTGGCAATACTGGAAGGTATGTTGTCATCGATAGCAGACAGACTTTT